ATGCTGAGATGTCATATGACAAGAAGTGGGCAGAAAGTCTTGGGGTAGACACATCAAAACTAATTGTTTCACAATGCAGGACTATTAATGAAATGGTAGATATTGGAACTAGTCTAATGAATGCTGGTGTAGATATGGTTGTTGTAGATAGTATTACATCACTTCTACCAGCAATCTATTTTGAAAAAGATTCAGATGAATTAAAGCAATTAGAAAATACAAAGCAGATTGGTGCTGAGTCTCGTGACTTTTCAAATGCATGGAAGATGATTAATTATGCAAACAATAAGGTTAAGCCAACACTATTTGTTTTAATTTCACAATCACGTAATAATATTAGCGCTATGTATACAAGCCAGCAACCTACTGGCGGTCAGGCTACTAAGTTTTACTCATCTACAGTTATTAAACTGTTTTCTTCAGAGTCAGATAATCAAGCCATCAAGGGCAAGATTAAAGTCGGAGACAAACTAATTGAAGAAAAGATTGGAAGAAAGGTAAGGTGGGAACTGCAATTCTCAAAGACTTCACCTGGATTTCAGTCTGGTGAGTATGATTTTTATTTTAGAGGAGATGAAGTTGGTATTGACACTATTGGTGATCTTGTGGATACTGCAGAACTCGCTGGTCTCGTTACCCGCACTGGTGCTTGGTATCAACTTGAAGATGGCACAAAAGTTCAAGGCAGAGAAGGATTTATTAACAGAGTAAAGGAAGACCTAGATCTACAGGATAGTCTTAGATCAAAGTTAGCAAATGGCTGAAGAAAAATTCCTTCCAGTTCCTGGTAAATTTATTTGTCAAAAATGTAAAGAAGATTTAACTGCTGCAAGGTTTTGGTATGAAACAGGAGATGTTACATGGATGTGTTCTAGAAAACACATATCAAGAGTTGCATTGCTTGCAAAGAAAAAGAAAAAGAAAGATTTTGAAGATGAGTGAAAGATCAGAGAGCAAGAGAATTGGTGCCAAGCAGCACAAAAACTCTGGTCGTAATACACACAAAGGTGATGCAACTTGGAGAAATTTTACAGTTGATTTTAAGGAATATCCAAAAGGTATCACAGTAAACAAAGATATTTGGGCAAAAGCAGTAACAGATGCTATTAGAAATGGAAACGATCCAGCAATATTCCTGGTGCTTGGTGAGGGAAATGCCAAGGTAAGGCTGGCGGTAATAGAAGTAGAAATGCTTGAGCAGTTAACAGAAGGGTATGAAAATGACACAGCAGAATGAACAAGAAAAGACAACCATTGATATGGTTAATGGACTAGCAGAAATTGCAGACTATATGAAAGACGAAGAATTAACTATTGCCCTTACAATGATTGCTAAGTTAATCATTAAACCAGATATTCCTCCTCATGTAGCAAGCCTTGAAATTGTAAGACTACAGGCTATTGCAGCAAAAATGTCATTTAAGGCTACTTGGCTAACTAATGTAGATAAGAGCGACAGAGCAAAGAAAAATATTTACTATACAGCAGCAGAAGCAATCAATGATTTGGTATCAGCACTTAAGTACATAATGCGCTAACCTGCTATACTTATATAAACAAGGGAATATAATGACAAAAAATTTATTAAAACAGATTATGCTTAAGCCTACAACAGAAAACGATACATTTGAGACAGAGAAGTTTGTTGAGACTATTCAGAACGGCTACCTAGCAGATCGTGGTACAAAGTTTCAAACTAAAAAATCTTTTAGTCCTTCTACAATTGCATATGGCCATGGAGAATGTCCACGGTACTGGTACCTAGCATTTCAAGGTGCAAACTTTGAAGACAACAACACTCCATATGATGTAGCAAATATGACAAATGGTATTATCTCTCATGATCGTATTCTTGGAAAAGCATTTGCAGGCTCTGGAATTCTTATTGATACAGAATTTGATTTGCGTGAATCAGATCCTCCGATTTATGGTAAGGTCGATGGTCTTGTTAAATGGCAAGACGAAGAAGTTGTTGTTGAAGTAAAGACAACAAATGAACAGGTGTTTGAATATCGTAAGAAAACAAATAAGCCAAAGACTGGACACGTAATTCAGTTGTTGATTTATATGAAGGTTCTTAAAAAGGCTAGAGGTGTTCTTGTATATGAGAATAAGAACAACCATGAACTTCTTGCAATACCAGTTGCTATCAATGAAAATTATATTAATTGGATTGATCAAGCATTTGAATGGATGAGAATTGTTCGCAAGGCTTGGGAAGATCAACAACTTCCAATGAAGAACTATAGAGCAAACTCAAAGATTTGCAAAAACTGTCCGCTTAAGTCAGATTGTGACAAAACAGAGGCGGGAGTTATTAAGATTGCATCTCTGGAGGAATTGAGTGAAACGATGTAGCAGGTTTGAATGTGAAAATCATTTTAAACCAAAAGTAAGTTATCAAATTTATTGTAGCGAAGAGTGCAGAGACCTTTCTACAAAAGAAAAGATTGCTGAAAGATATCAAGTAACTAAAAGACAAAAGCGTTTAGGCAAAACAAGAAGATGTCTTGGTGGATGTGGAGTACAACTATCCATATACAATGACTCTGGATTTTGTTCTAATTGTAATGTTAGTGAAAAAACAGTAGCAAAAATGTTAAAAGAGGTAAAGGGGTTTTTTGATTATGAACAAAACTAAACCAAGCAGAATTTGTGCAATTGACGCAAGCACAAATAGCCTTGCCTTTGCTATTTACATTAATGACAAACTTGATAGTGTTGGTAAGATTAATTTTGAGGGCAAAGATATTTATGCCAAAGTAGGAGATGCTGCAGTTAAAACTAGGGCATTCTTTAGTGAGTTCATTGAGGTAGATGCTATTGTTATTGAACATACCGTTTTTATGAACAGCCCTAAGACTGCAGCAGATCTTGCTCTTGTGCAGGGTGCACTGCTAGGTGCATCGGCTATGTGCGGTATCAAAACGGTAGGCAAGGTATCTCCAATAACATGGCAAAACTATCTAGGCAACAAAAAACTATCTAAAGAAGAACAACTACAGGTAAGAGTAATAAATCCTGGAAAGTCTTTGTCTTGGTATAAGGCATATGAACGTGACTTTAGAAAGAAAAGAACAACTAAATTACTTGACATTATTTATGATAAGAATATAGAAGATTATGATGTTGCTGATGCTGCTGGCATTGGGCATTGGGCTATTCATAACTGGGATAAGGCTTTAGGAGTTGACAAATAACACTATGGCTGGTAAACTATATACATCAGAAGTCTACATGCGTAAGCGCTACGTATTAGACAAAAAGACTCCAGAGGAAATTGCAAAGGAGTGTGGCTGTACAGTGGAAACAGTATATGTCTACCTTGCAAAATTTGGATTAAGGAAGAGTAAACGATGAGCGAAAATTTACACATTACGGTTGATCAAGTCAATCATCCATCTCACTATGTCTCAGATCCTTCTGGCGTAGAATGCATACAAATTACTCGTCATCGTAATTTTAATATTGGTAATGCCTTTAAGTATTTATGGAGAGCAGGACTTAAGGATGAGTCAAAGACTATTCAAGACTTAGAAAAAGCAATCTTTTATATCAAGGATGAAATCAATAGACTAGAGGGTAAGTATAATGTCAACTGAAGAAGATCTAGTTAAACACCTTGATCAAGTAAATACAGTAGTTTCTGAATATCTTAAGGGCAATGACCCAACAGTTATTTCAAAAGAACTAGATATTCCACGAACTCGTGTTGTTACACTTATCAATGAGTGGAAGGCTATGGCCTCAGACAACTCAGCAATTCGTGCTCGTGCTAAAGAAGCACTTGTTGGAGCAGACACACACTATACAAAACTTATATCAAAGTCGTATGAAGTTATTGATGAAGCGTCAATGACTAATAATCTTGGTGCAAAGACTGCAGCAATTAAACTAGTTATGGATATTGAGTCCAAGCGTATTGATATGCTTCAAAAGGCTGGGCTTCTTGAGAACAAAGAACTTGCAGAAGAAATGGTTGCAATTGAAAAAAGACAAGAGGTTCTTGTTGCAATTTTAAGAGATATTGCATCATCTCATCCAGAAGTACGTGACATTATTATGCAAAGACTTTCCTCTATTGCAAAAGAGGGAGAGGTAATAACAGTTGTCCACGATGTTCAATGATTTCTTAGAGGTCTTAAAAGAAAACAATTTTGACGAGATTCCAGTAGATGCAAAGACATTTGTTGAGTCTCCAGACTTTCTTGGGCAGCCATCATTATCTGAGATTCAGTATGACATTGTTGAGGCTATGAGTCAGATTTATAAAAAAGAAGACCTAGAAGAGTTAATGGGATCAGTAGAAGGTAGCAAATATTATGCAAAATATACTAAGAACGAAATCATTTTACAGTTGGGCAAAGGTAGTGGCAAAGATTTTGTTTCCACTGTTGCTTGTGCTTATGTTGTTTATAAGTTACTTTGTCTTAAAGACCCTGCCCGATATTTTGGAAAGCCAAGCGGAGACGCTATAGATATTATTAACGTTGCAGTAAACGCTCAACAG